GATCCTTATAAAACAGATTTTTATAACGATTTTAAATTTAAAGGAAACGGGTTTGAGTTACCTAATAATCTAGTTGGATTATTACCTATAGAAGCCGAGTTAGTATCAAATATTGAAGATGCCGAGTGTGCTAATATGATATATTATTATATAGCATATATTGGTATCGGAGACTCGGATCCATATAAATTTAATGTTGTTAAAGGCATATTAGGAAATGAATTTTTAACAGGCGCTACAATAGGATTAAAGGGATCTAATAGTATTACTAAATTTGTGTCAACTATTTTAGATGCAACACACCAAGTACTCCAAGTTGGTCAAACCTGGGATCCAGTAGGCGAATGGAAAGATTTTAAAGAACAAGTTATTGATGGTGTATGGCGCGGAGAAACCCCGGATTGGCTATTAAACCGATATTTTAGAGTAAGTTTAGAATTATATGATGCAGATCGCGAGACTGATTGGGGTTGGGCAGGTTGGGATAAACATGGCAATTTTAAAATTTATAAACAGAAAAGTTTATAAATAAGTCTATACAGAGGAACAATTATGGCAAAAGTAACAACTAGAGACGAATTAAAGGAACATGCGCTTAGGGCGTTAGGAGCTCCTGTAATTGAAATCAATGTAGATGATGATCAGTTAGATGATAGGGTCGATGATGCTTTACAGTATTATCAAACATATCATTCAGATGCAATCGTTCGTGTATACAATAAACATACACTAACTCAGGATGATATCGATAACGGATACCTTGCAATTCCTAATAATGTTACATCAGTCATAAATATATTAGAAGGTGGCAGTCGAACACTAAACGTTGAATTTAACGTTGAGTATCATATGCGCCTCCAAGATTTAATGACATGGGGTTCTACTGGTAACTTACAATTATATGATGCGCGTAAAAGCCATTTAGCTCTTATTGACCATAGACTAAACTCAAAAGAGTTATTAAGATATAGTCGTCATATGAATAGACTATATATTGATGACGGTCTATCAACTGCTGCTGTTGATGATATTATTGTTATTGAGGCATGGCAAATTGTTGATCCAGCTACATATACAGAGGTGTATAATGATATGTTCTTAAAGAGATACGTTACTGCACTGACTAAAAGACAGTGGGGTCAGAACATGAGTAAGTTCGAAGGTATGATGTTACCAGGCGGAGTTACAATGAATGGCTTAGAAATATTTAATCAAGCAAACGAAGACATAATTAAATTAGAAGAAGAGATGCAGTTAGCCTGGGAATTACCAGTTGACTTCTTAATGGGATAAGACATGAAAAATGTATATTTTTCCAATCAAGTTAAATCGGAACAGGATTTATATGAAGACTTAATTATTGAGTCTTTGCAAATATATGGACAAGATATTGTCTATATTCCTCGTGCTGAAATATCCAGAGATGAGATACTAAATGAATCGTATTCAAAGTTCGAAGACTCATATATTGTTGAAATGTATATTGAGAACCAAGAAGGATTTGAAGGTGATGGAGACTTACTAGCTAAGTTCGGTTTAGAAATCAGAGACCAAGCTACATTCATTGTGGCTAAACGTCGTTGGGATAAACAAGTAAGTAAATGGACTAATAGTATTAGACCTATGGAAGGAGACTTGTTATTCCTACCTTTGAGTAATAGTCTATTTGAAATTAAGTTTGTTGAACATGAACAACCATTCTATCAACTAAACAACCTGCCTATCTATAAATTACAGGCTGAATTATTCGAATACGGTGATGAAGCAATGGATACTGGCATTGATGCTGTCGATAGAATTGAAACACTTAATGCTACATCATTTACGTATTCTCTTAACAGCGGTTCAGGAGACTTTACTGTTGGTGAAAATGTAATTCAATGGAGTGGTGAGAACGACGTCGATGGTAATGCGATTAATATCGAAGGTGAAGTTGCTGCATGGGATGATCTAGGTGCTACTGAAGGTACGTTAACAGTTGTGGCTCATGTTACTACTGATGGTCAATTTAGAAAGTTCTATGTTGATCCATCTAATATGGTTACTGGTACTGAGTCAGGAGTTAGCTATGCTGTAATGAGTACTACACTTATTAATAGTACCAATTATAATAGAGATCCATATGCAGCTAACGACTTCTTTGAAGCTGAGGCTGATAATATAATCGACTTTAGCGAAACTAACCCATTCGGAGAACCATAATGTTTGGAAGTCACTGGTATAATGAATCAACAAGAAGAATGGTATCCGTATTCGGAAGCCTATTCAATAATTTAGAAGTATTAAAAGTAGATGCTGCAGGTAAAGAACTTGCAAGAATTAAAGTACCTTTAGCTTATGGCCCACGCCAGAAGTTTTTAGCCCGTGCTAAAGATTTATCAGATACTAAGATAGCTCTTAAATTGCCACGTATGTCATTTGAAATAACTGACATGAGTTATGATGGTGCTTCTAGAGTTAATAAAACTAAGAAGTATATTAAAGTGGATCCGGATGATGCTACAAACAGAAAGTCATTGGGTGCACCCGCCGTATATAAAGTAGGCTTTGAATTAAATATTATGTGTAAGGCACAAGATGATGCACTACAAATTCTAGAACAGATTCTACCTATATTTCAACCAGACTATACTATATCAATTACCGATATTCCTGATATAGATATTAAATCAGATATCCCTATAGTATTAACAGGTATTGGATTAAATGATGAATATGAAGGTGACTTCTTAAGTAGAAGAACTATAGTGTATACACTAACGTTTGAAACAAGAATTAAGTATTACAGAGGTGTATACGACAAAGGTATTATTGATAAGACTGAAGTTACGTATATTAACAAGAACAGCGGTGAAAAGATTGAATTGCAAACGGTTGATGGTACTACTACACCATACACGGAGACGATAGACTTTTTTAATGAATAGGTAATATACTATGAGTGATATAGATGATGATTATATAGCTATAAGAAAATCATTATACGATTTGTCCTCTCAAGGAGATGAGGCGATCGAATTAATGATGGAATTAGCACGTGAAAGCGAACACCCGAGAGCATTCGAAGTTCTTGGTCAACTAATCAAACAAAATGCAGAGATCGGAGAGAAGATCATGAAGCTGCAGAAATCCAAAAAAGAAGTTGCAGTTATGGGTGATAATAAAGCTTTGCCTGCATCTGGAACAGTGACTAATAATAATGTATTCATAGGATCTACAACTGATTTACAAAGACTACTAAAAGATGAACAAGTGATTGAACATGGTGATGAAGAAACCTGAAAGTTATTTAGGAAATGCATCAGTAAAACGGGATGGTGTTTCCCAAGATTGGACAAAAGAAGAAGTTATCGAATACAAGAAATGTATGGATGATATCGGGTACTTTTGTCGTAACTATATTAAAATCATTCTGCTTGATAAAGGATTAGTCAAGTTTAATTTATATCCATATCAAGAAAAGATGATGACTAACTTTCATGATAATCGATTTAATATCGTGTTGGCATGTCGACAATCAGGTAAATCAATATCAACCTGTGCATATCTTTTATGGTATGCAATATTCCAACCTGAAAAGACCGTGGCTGTATTAGCTAATAAAGGTGCAGTTGCTAGAGAAATGTTGGCCAGAGTTACTCTTATGTTAGAGAATCTTCCGTTCTTTCTCCAACCTGGTTGTAAGGCTTTAAACAAAGGTTCAATTGAATTCTCAAATAACTCTAGAATTATTGCGGCTGCAACATCTGGTAGCTCTATTCGTGGTATGTCTATTAACCTATTGTATCTTGATGAGTTTGCATTTGTGGATAATGCTGCCCAATTCTATACAAGTACGTATCCAGTAGTATCATCTGGTACTACCACTAAAGTTATTATTACGTCTACAGCTAATGGTATTGGTAATATATTCCATAAGTTATGGGAAGGTGCTCAGCAAAAGACTAATGAATTTATTTCGTTTAGAGTTGATTGGTGGGACGTGCCAGGAAGAGATGACAAGTGGAAAGCACAGACTGTAGCTAATACATCTGAACTTCAGTTCCAACAAGAATTTGGTAATACATTCCATGGTACAGGTAATACCCTTATAGGAGCAGATACATTATTAGGATTAAGGGCGAAGGATCCAATTGGTTATGCTCATAACGTAAGTATATACGAGGATCCTGAAGAAAATCATGATTATGTAATGATGGTGGATGTATCTCGTGGTAGAGGGCAAGATCATTCTACATTTACTATTATAGATGCATCATCTAAACCTTTAAAACAAGTGGCTGTGTTTAGGGATAATATGATGAGTCCATTGTTATTCCCTGACTTGATATACAAATATGCTGATGCGTATAATCAATGTTATGTTGTGATTGAAAGTAACGATGCTGGCCAAGTTGTATGTAATGGATTATATTATGATTTAGAATATGAGAATGTGTATGTGGAATCAATGATTAAGGCTAACGCCATTGGTGTTACAATGACAAGAAAGACCAAGAGAATTGGTTGTTCTAATATTAAAGATATCATAGAACAAAATAAATTAGATATTGTAGATGAGAATACTATTATTGAAATGTCGACGTTCATT